CACAAAAACTCTTCTAAATGCAATAGCGTCTGGAAAAGTTTCACGTGTTATTGTTATATGTTGTGACCCTGTGAAAGATTTTATCTCAAATCCATCTGAAAACTCTTGTGAACCCTTTGTATGTGGAACACCAGACTTGTGGTCTTTTCTCTCTCATTTGAAAAGAAAGAAACCTTTTCACGTGTCGTCTTTTTTGGACGACAAGTTTATGTTTGTCTTTGATGTGACACCCTATAGGAGTCTGATAATTCTTGAAAAAGGTCAAAAACAAGGTTACCAAGTTGATTACAAAAATCTGGTACATGTTGCATCAAATACGATTACAAAGTTTCAAGATGAGATTTTGGAACTCAAACAATCGCAACAAAATCACATTGCGGATAATGTCAAACACCAAAAATCAACGGATTGGATTGTTAACAAGATTGAAACAAGCAAAGAACAATGGGCAATCCACCATGATGAAGATATGCGAGATCCCGATTTTGTTAGTATTCAAGATCAAATAGTGAAAGATCATAATGAACGAATGTCAGATTTTGATAAACAAATTTGCAGATATCGTGACAAAATGACAAATTTACAACAAAATTGTAACCAGTCTGTACAGGAACTGGAAAAAAAAATCAACTGTTTCCAGAAAACCATTCTTGCTATCAGAGGAAAATATAACCTCTGAAGTTATATTTATAACATTTTTATTTATGATAATATAAATGAACATATTTTTTATTTACAAGTATAATAAATTTATCAATTTCTTCTTCAATATTATCAGTTTTACATACAGATTTCATATTATATCTTTTATTATCTATTCTTGCATCAAAACATAATTGTTTTTTATTGTTATCATTAATTAATCTAATATATTTAGGAAAAGTAATTTTATTATTAAGACCAGCTTCTTTATTATATTGTTTTGTAGTTATTAAACCTTCAATTTCTTGAATTTTTAATTTTGCTTGTTTTAATTTTTCTTTTATATTTATTTTTTGAGATTTACTTGAACTCCAATTATCTGAAAAATTAGGATGATTACAAATATAAAAATATTCTCTAAATTTACCAGTATCTTTATCTAATATTTCTTTTCTATAAACAATATGTTTAGGAATATCTTCTTGTTTAATTCCTTCTGGTAAATCAATTGCATCACATCTTCTAGTTGCTTTATCTCTATTTGCATTTTGTATAGACATATTAACTAATCTTAAATTATCTCTTCTATTATCTAATTTATCTCGATTTATATGATCAACTGTTTTTTCAAAATTAGTTAAATTTTCATCATGAACATCCATTATTAATTGATGTAAATAATAAACTTTTTGTTTACTATTTATATTAATAGTACAACAAATATAGCCATTTGTAAATAATCTCCATACTGGTCTAATATCTTTAAAATTTAAAACTTTATTTATATCTCTCTTTGATATTTTTGTATATATATTATCTTTTATATGAATCATATAATATGTATTATCATCTTTATCTTTAACTTTCCAATACATATTTCTATATTCACCTGCACAAGCACCTTCTTTTATTAAATGAGAAGTTCCATTTTTTAATATTTCATAATTTTCAGGTGCATTAAATTTATTTTCAAATTTATCTTCAATAATAAAATCTATATTTTCTGGAATATAATCATTATAATTACTATTTTTAAACTTTATATCTGTAAATTTTTTATCTACAAATAATATATTAATTAATCTCTCTTTACTTTTATATTTATTATAATACCATAATTTTTCACTGTCATTAAATTCAAAATTATCTTTTGAAAAATTTTTTATTCTTGATAAAATATAACTCTGATTTATATCTATCTTTATAATATCATTTACATATATACCATTTGTTGTAATCACATATATACCATTTGTTGTAATACTAAACATTATAATTTAATATAATGATATTACTTTAAATTAAAACTTAATTATAATTCATTTTTTATTAATTTATTTTATATAATTAATAAAAAATATTATTCATATTTGTATTATCTTTAACAATAAAACTATTTAATTGCTGTATGCAGTTCCTGCCATACCGGACATTACACGGAGAACATTGTAGTTTTGAGTGTAGATATTGACAACAGAGTTGGAGTTAGAACCGACAAAGTTGGTAACATAGGTAGAGTCAGAAGCATTGTAGCGACCAACATCAACTTGAAGGGTGGCATTGTCAATACGAGAGAAGTTGCAAGTGCCAGTTGGTTGATGGTCTTCAGCTTTAAGGGCAAATGAATAAACATTTACACCATCAGCAGGGGTGTTAGAGAAGTGTTGGTATGGTTGGACATAGTTAAAGTATGAACCATCACGAGCTTGGAAGCGGTCGTGTCCGTTAAGTTGAAGTTTAGCATTGATACATGGGTTATCAGTGCCATCAACAAAGTTTCCGTAGTTGAAGTGTGAAACAGCTGAAACTACAAAGAGAGCAGTTACAGCGGAAGCTACACCGGTAAGAGCATTAAGTTGACCTACAGTGTAAGAGATATCTTCCATAGTAAGGTCATTGCGAACAACGATAACATTATCAAGAGAACCTACAGTTACATCATCAGCAGCGGCAGCAGCAGCTTGTTTAACATACTTGCATTCAACTTTAGCAAGTAAAGCAGTAAGAACTGCACCAGCAGCTCCAGTTGCTGGTTCTACAACATCACCAGCGGCAGCAGCAGTAACATTAGCAGGGAGAGTTACACCACCAACACCTGCAAGATTGCGGGAAGCAAGGTATAAAACTTTAGCAAAACGTTCACGGGCAGCAGACCAAGAATCATTTTGAGAGTGAGCAACCCAGTTTTGACGAGTTGCATGGCGTTCAAGGTGGGGAACCCATACAAGGTATTTGCAAGGGTGGTTGAAGTTAAGGCGGTATTTGTTAGAAGAGGCAGTGAGAGATTCAGAACCAGTGAATTGAAGTTGTTCAATGAGGTATTCATGAGAAGCTTGAGCAAAACGTTTGCGTTCTTCAGAATCAAGGTAAACATAATCAATAAGAAGGTAAGAATCAGCCATAAGAGAAGTAAGAGTGGGAGCAACAGCACCTTCATAGTTAACTAAGGCAGAAGCATCACGGAATTTAAGGGTGACACGAACATCGTGGTATTGAAGAGCAATGAGAGGAAGAGCAAGACCAGCATTGCGGTTGAACCAGAATTGAAGAGGGACGTAAAGTTGGTAAGCACGTTTGGCAGCAGTAGAAAGAGTACGAAGTTCTGGAACATCACCAATCATACGAGCATAACCACGTTCTTGACCTGATTTGTGAGTAAGTTCATACCATACATTGAGCCAATCACCATATTGTTCATCAATCTTGGAACCTCCGATTTCAACTTTGCAGCTTTCAACAAGAGCGTGTCCAAGACGGGTGCACCAACCCCATGAAACGGCATTAGCAGCGGTGGCATTAAGACGAACTGCAACATAGGTGTTGGTGATAAGATCACCGTTACGGTTGATATTGCAAGTAACAGTGCGACCAAAGTCAGCAGCACCATTCCAAGTTTGTTGAATAGGTTCAACAGAAAAGTTAGTGTGACGTCTGTAGACTACTTTAAAGAAAGTAATTTGAGGATTACCAGAAAGGTAAACGTCTTGTGCGCCATAAGCGACGAGTTGCATTAAACCTCCACCCATAATGTGTTATATAATCTATATTAGAAAAAAAATTATAGATTTTATAAATAATTTTATTAAAAAACGAATTAAAATATATAATTTCTATAATATTTTTTATATTTTTATATTTTTTTATATATATTTTTATTTTTTTATATATTTTTTATATATTTTTAATTTAAAGTAAGAACATAATATAATAATAATAATTAGATGTCAAATACATCTAAAAACACATTTAATAAAGAATCTAACACATTAGATAATAAACATCGACAAATGGTCAAATATTTAACAACTTCAAAAGAAACTCTAAATCATATTTTATTAGATATAAAAAATATAAATGATATTTTATTAACATTAGATTCAAAACAATTATTCTCTAATGAAGATATTGACTATAAAGCAGAATTAATAAAAAAGAAGAAAGAATTAGAAATAAAATATAATAATATTTCTAATAATTATGATGAAATGGATTATTACGATGATGCTGGAGAATTAATATTTAATTATTATGAATTAAGAGATATTAAAGAAGAAAAAAATAAATGTAAAAATATATTAGAATTTCTTGCAAATAAAAAAGATAAAATAGAAGACAGTAAAACAAATAGATCTGATTTATATGATAAATATTGTCAAAAAATAGAAGGTATTAAAACAATATGTGATGATGGTAAAAATAGAATTAAATATTGTATAGAATGTTGTGTTGAAAAAATATTAGATGTTAGTGAAAGTGCTTATATATGTCCAGAATGTGGTGATAGTGAATGTATTATATTAGATGAAGATAGACAAATTAAAGATTATTCTCCATATAGAAGATCTAATCATTTTAGAGAATGGTTAAATCAATTTCAAGCAAAACAAAGTCCTGATATTCCAGAACAAGTATTTATTGATATTGTAAAAGAATTAAATAAAAGTAGGATGACAGATTTATCACTTTTAAATAAACAAAATATGAAGAATATATTAAAGAAATTAAATTATAATATTTATTATGAGCATGTTGC